TTGAGCCGCACAAAAGTCAGCAACAACGCTGAGTTTGAGCAGACCAAGCGCGAGCTGGCCGAGTTGAAGGAACAGATGGCGCAGTTGATGGCCGCCCGCAAGCCGGGCCGGCCCCCCAAGCAGCACGAGGACTAGCCTATGACCACCATGCTCAGTTTGATCCAGCAGGTTACAGCTGAGCTTGGTGTGTCTACGCCCGTGCAGGTTGTCGGCAACAGCAGCCAGGACGTGATCCAGCTGCTGGCGCTGATGAACGCCTCGGGCTATGAGCTGCTGCGCAAGCACGACTGGCGCGAGCTGACCAAACAGTATGTGTTCCAGACGCAGTACCTGACCACGACCGGCACATGGTCGACCAGTTCGCTGCAGGTCACCGGCATACCCTCAACGGCGCAGATCACTACCGGCTATCAGTTGGTCGGCGCGGGCTTGCCGAACGCCACCTATGTGACGGCGGTCAATAACTCAACCACGGTCACAATCAACCAGTACCCGACCGCTGCCGCCACGGGTGCCACGCTTGACGCGCAGCAGGTCAAATACTCGCTGCCGTCTGATTACGACGCCATCGTCCCGCGCACCATGTGGGACAAATCCAAGCGTTGGGAGCTGCTGGGGCCTGAATCGCCGCAGCAATGGGAATGGCTGCTGTCGGGCTACATCTCAACCGGCCCGCGTATCCGCTGGCGGCTGCTGGGCACTACGTTTCAGATATGGCCGGGCATGTCGTACAACGAGGTGCTGGGCTTTGAATATCGCTCGGCTGCTTGGGCCGCCGCTGCTGACGGCACGGCCAAAAACGCTTTTACCGCAGACACCGACACCTGCATCTATCCCGACCGGCTCATGGTCCTGATGACCAAGCTGAAATATTTTGAGGCCAAGGGCTTTGACACCACGGCCATGTACCGCAATTACATCGAGGAGCTGGGCACGGTGATGGCTCAGAACATCAGCGCCGCTAACCTGTCGTTTGCGCCTCGGGCCAGCACGGTGTTGATTGGCTACGAAAACATCCCGGATTCCGGATTCGGCCAGTAAATGGCGGCCAAGCTAATCCAGCGCAGCGCGGCCAATGTCGCAAGCCTCCCGGCTCCGGTGGGTGGCTGGAACGCGCGTGACTCTATCGCCAACATGGCCCCGACTGACGCGGTGACGCTGGAGAACTTTTTCCCAACGGTCTCAAGCGTTGTCCTGCGCGGCGGCTACAGCCAATACGCAACCGGCTTGGGCGGCCAAGTACAGAGCCTGATGTCCTGGTCAGGCGGCCCGACCAACAAGATGTTTGCCGCCGTTGCCACTACGCTGTCTTTTTACGATGTCAGCAGCAGCGGCGCAGTAGGCGCGGCGGTTGTCTCGGGCCTGACGAACGCCATCTGGGAATCGATAAACATCACCATCGGCAGCACGTCGTACCTGTACTGCGTAAACGGCGCGGACAAGCCTCGGCTATACGATGGCACCACATGGACGGCCATCGATAGCGCGTCCACGCCAGCCATCACCGGCGTGACCACGACCAAACTGGACAACATCACGCTGTTTAAAAACCGCGTGTGGTTTATTGAGAAAAACACCCTCAAAGCGTGGTACCTGCCAACCTCAAGTGTGGGCGGCGCGGCGCAGGCGCTAGACCTAAGCAGCATCGCTCGTTTCGGCGGCCATCTGGTCGACTTGGACACGTGGACGCTCGACGCAGGTTATGGCGTGGACGATAACCTGGTATTCATTACCTCCAAAGGCGAGGTCATCGTTTACCGTGGCACAGATCCATCCAGCGCCAGCACATGGGCGCTGTCGGGCGTGTGGAAGCTGGGCAGCCCCATCGGCAAGCGGTGTTTTCTCAAGTACGGCGGCGACCTGCTGGTGCTGACCTACGACGGGTTGTTGCCGCTGGCCGCAAGCCTTCAGTCATCGCGCCTTGACCCTCGAGTGGCGTTGTCGAACAAGATTCAAGGCGCAATCACGGACGCTACAACCGCCTACGGCGGCGACCATGCGGCGGTGGGCTGGCAGATTGTCTACAACGCCAAAAATAACGCGGTGTTTGTCAATGTGCCGGTGGCCGACGATCAGCAGCAACAGTACGCCATGAACACCATCACGCAGAGCTGGTGCAAGTTCACCGGCTGGGGCGCGTACTGCTGGGGCGAGTTCAAGGATGACAGCTATTTCGGCGGCAACGGGTTTGTGGGCAAGGCGTTTACCACGACCTACAAAGACGCTACCGCGAACATCAAAACCAACGCCCTGCAAGCGTTTAACTATTTTGACCAACGCGGTGTGCAGAAGTATTTTACCCGCTGCCGGCCCAACGTCTTTACGGACGGCAACCCCAACATTTTTGTAGGCGTGAACGTTGACTACAACGTGGCCGACAACACCAGCGCCCTGTCCTACAGCCCGTCCACAACCGGCACGTGGGATTCAAGCACATGGGACAGTGGCATTTGGGCGTCGGGCTTGAAGATCACAAACAATTGGCAAGGCGTCACGGGCTTAGGCTACGCGGCGGCTGTGCAGCTGAAAAGCGCCAGCAGCGGGTTGCAAATTGAGTGGGCATCCACCGACGTTGTGTTCCAAGCCGGATGGCAGGGGATATAATCGACGGCGAGACGGTCGGTAACTGGGTAGCAGCCCAGACCGGCGGCGCGTATCACGCGCAAAAGTCGCAAGCCATCGGGCTTGTGCGCAACGGCCAGCTGGTGGCCGGCGTGATCTACGAGAATTGGAACGGCAAAAGCATCATCTGCCACATTGCCTTTCTTGGTCGATTGTCCAAAGAGTTTTTGGGACTGGTTTACCGCTACCCGTTCGTGACCTGCGGCGCTGACAAGATTGTCGCGCCAGTGGTGAGCAACAACGGGCCGGCGCTGCGACTGGTGCAGAAAATGGGCTTTACCGAGGAAGCGCGTCTAGTGGACGCAGCACCCGGCGGCGATATTGTGTTTTTGACGTTGGCGCGTGAATCGTGCCGATTCTTAGGAGATCGTTATGGGCAAGTCAGTCGCAGCACCACCGCCGGTTAACTATCAGGCCGCAGCCCAAGCGCAAGGCGCGGCTAATGTCGATGCCGCCCGCACAACTGCGCGCCTGTCCAACCCCAACATTAACGGCCCGCTAGGCTCGCAGCGCGTCAGCTACGGCACGTTTGACGAGGCCGGCTACAACAAGGCGCTGGCCGACTACAACGCAGCTGGCAATCAAGGCACTTACGACGAAACCGGCCAGTTTGTGCCGGGCGCGGCTGCCCCGACCAAAGAGCAGTTCACGGCCAACCAGGACACGCCGACAATTACGCAGACGCTGACCCCCGAGGCGCAGCGCACCCTTGAGGCACAGCAGCAGGTGCAATACCAGCTGGCCAACTTGGGCCAGCAGGGCATCGGCACCGCCCAAAAAGTCATGGGCACTCCGTTTGAGTTCCAAGGCCCGGCCATCCAGACCGGCTTGGGTCAAACCGGCCAAGTCGCGCAGGGACCTAACCTTGGCCTGTACGGCATGGCTGGCGCCAACGTAGGCGCTCAGGGCGTTAATTACGGCCCGTCTGCCGGCCAGTACGGCATGGCACAAGGCGGCCCGTCTGCCGGTCAATATGGCTATGCTCAGGGCGGGTTAGGCCCTTTACAGCAAGCCACGGGCGGCCCGCAGGCAGGAATGTTTGGCATGCAGCAGGGCGGCGTGGCCGGCCCGCAATTGCAGTCGCAGATTGACTTTGGCGGCCCTGTAAACGGCGGCCCGGCTATGGGCCAATACGGTTACGCGCAGGCCGGCCCCGGCGGCCCGCAACTGCAAAGCCGGCTCGACACCTCAAACCTTGCCGCAATGCCGGTTAACGCCGGCACCACGGCGCAGCAAGCCATCCTGTCGCGCCTTGACCCGCAACTTGAGCGCCAGCGTGCGCAGTTGCAGACGCAGTTGGCCAATCAGGGACTGGTGGTTGGCGGCGAGGCGTACAACGAGGCGCTGAAACTTCAGGGCCAGCAGGAAAACGACCTGCGCACACAGGCCGCCTTGCAGGGCCTCAACCTTGATATGTCGGCCCGCCAGCAGGGCTTGGGCGAACAACAGGCGCTGGGCATGTTTGGCAATCAGGCGCAGCTGTCGCAATTCGGCGCAGGCCAAGCGGCCAACCAAGCGGCCAACCAAGCCATGGCTCAGAACTATCAGCAGGCCCAGTCAGCGGCACAACAGGGCAATGCTGCCCAGCAGCAGCAGTTTAACCAGCGGGTGCAGGCCGGCGAGTTTGGCAATCAGGCTCAATTGGCATCGTTTAACGCCAACCTGCAAAACCAACAGGCCGGCAATCAGGCTGC